TTCTTTAATTTTTTGCAAAGTAATTTGTTTATTTTTATTAATTAAATTATACTTATTTAAATCTAATGCTTCTATAACTTTTTTTACCCTATCTGAATATTGAATTGTTTTGCTATATGAAGTAGGATCTGTATCTGGATCATTATAATCCGCATTTCTATCATAGTTAGGATTTACGGCTTGTAATCCTCCTTGGAGGTCGTTATACGACACAAGTTTGTTAGGAGGTAATTGTTCTCCATTTTTTAGAAATTTTAATTGTTTTCTAGAAATTTCTTGATTCCTAATTAAAAGTTCAGCCATTTCAATTATTATATCATCACCTTTTGATTTATCTGGTTTTGCTTCATTAAATGGTTTAGTCAGTGGTTCAAGAATATACTTCATTTTATTCTTGACCATTTGGCCTAATGTCCCGAATATATTACCTAGATCTTCATTTAAGGGATATTTCTTAAGAAGATCGTTTACATTTTCATCAAATTTCATTATAGATACTCCGTTCTGTAAATTTCTAATAAGTCTTTTTCAGTGCAACCATTGTTTAACAAGAATTGTTCCAGCATTTCTATATCAGAACTATTCATTACCATTTGAACTATAGGACTATCAAATGGCATACTTTTATTTTCTTTTAAATATACCAACGTATTCATCTTTAACTGTTCGAATTTAGTCATTCCACTCTCTACATCGATCATTCCACAAGGTATAGTAGCCATCACGCCACCACCATCGCATTCAATGTACATTTTGGCATTTACACCATCTTCTGATAGAATAAATCCTTCGTATCCTTGAAATTTAGATATCTCTCCTTTCTCACAAAAGGCTGGATCAACCTTTAAACGAACTCTACGAAGGTTCGTTGTTCTTAAAGTAGTCTCCATTAACTTAGCAAAATGTTTCATAATTACTATTTAACATTCTATTGTTGCGTTTAATGGTTCTAGGAACTTTAAACCAATTAAAACCTTCTCATCATTAGTTTCTCTATTACCTACAGAAAATCTTTGATTCTTGTATTGTTTACCTTTCAGACTGAAATCTAGATTAATTACTGGTCTTTTCTCTTCTACTCCACCACCTATATTAATTGATGTAGTATCAATTAAAGGTCTTGTAATACGTTTACCGTGTGCTGTAGTAAAGCTTACTTTGTCATCATTAATTTCTATATCATCCCCATGCAATACACAATGCCCATCATTTCCACTGTCAACTTTGGCTACAAAATCACCAATATCAACAATTTTAATGGGTTCTTTAGGATCAAATGTATTTTCTAGGAAATATTCCTTGAAAGATTTCATGGCACATTGCGGATAATTAAACCTTTTCTGATCTACCTAATTCATAAGCATCTGCTTGAGCCTGAGTAACTGGAACAGGTTTAGCTAATTGTAAGGCTTTTTTCTTTTTAGCGTCTTGTATTCTCTTTTGTTCAGCAGGATTTGCAGGTGCATTAGGATTTACAGGTGCTGTAGGAGCCATAACATCTTCTGCAAATAAATAATTAGACAAATATTTATTGATTAAAACATCAAAAGAATCTAAATGAACTCCTGATCCTTTTTCTGATGGTCTATAATATTTTGTTTTATCCCTTTGTACTTGTTGTACATTCCTATTGCCAAACGCAGAAGTTTTTTGGTAGGTTTTATCACCAACAGTTATTTTACTTTTTTCTGTAGCTGATTGTTTTTTAGCTTCAGTTTGAATAGACTCTTTAGCAACTTTCTTCTTCTTTCTTTTTTTGCCACCTCTTTTCACACTATATGCAATAGCTACAGCTTGTTTCTGAGGTTTACCAGCTTTAATTTCTGTTTTAACATTATGTGTAAAAGCTTTTTTAGATTTTCCTTTTTCTAGTGGCATAAAAGTATTTAGTTAAAAATTAAATGGTTGAGCCTTTTTTGTTATATCTTCTGTATAAGATTTTATAACTTGTTGTATTGCAGGTAATCCTGTTTTTGCATCTGCTGCGCCAGCAGCTTGGTTTAACTTATCAACAATTTGCTTTAGATTAGGATGATCATTTAAATTAATGCTATCAGCTTGTAATGCTTGTGTAATTACTTTTACTAAATCTTTAGACATACTATATAATTCGTCTTCAGCAGTTTCTACTTGATCTCCCATCTTTTTCCCTACTTTTTCAACTTCTGAAGATACTTCAGTAGAATCTCCTCCTTCTGCATTTCCTTGTTGTGGAGGTTGTGCTGCACCTTGCTGTTCATCCTGTTCTAGCAAAGTATATGTTTTTCTGATAAATCTATCAAACTTCATAAGATTATTTATGCAATACTAATTTAATTTTTGGATTATTTTTAATATTATCAGATAATTGAGTTAAATCATTCTTTTCACAAAACGCTTTAACTTTTTTGATATTTATAGTTTTTTTATTTTCTGCTAAACATTTTAGTTGATATATTAAATGTTTATCTAATAAAAAAGGTACTTCCGTGAATTCAAAAAAGTTTAGCTTTAATAATTTTACAATTTTGAATATATAATCATCAAAATTTGGATCTTTACTGTATAAAAATATATTATTATAATTTTCATTCATTGTTTCCAATAAATTTTTCATTATAAAATGATTTTTTATTTTTTTATAGTCCCTTGATTTAAAATATAACTCTATAAGATTATTTTCGTAAAGAAAATTATTTATATCAGTATAAATTTTATCATTAATAAGCTTGTTTAGATTTATAATGTTTAGATTATATAAATTATAAATATCCGAATCCATAATTCATTATAACATTGTAATAATTTTTGTCAAGTTATAATTTAACTTTACCCAGACGCAAATTTATAATCCCATTGTAGTAGTCTTCTTTTAATAAGACTTCTCTGTCGAATTGTTCTTTTGCTTCGAAATATGCTAGTTGACTTTTATTAGAGCAAAATCTTAGTATCTCAAATTTAAAATTTTCTTTTCCTAATTTTTGTAAATCATTAACTAGTTCATTTGAACTACTTATGTAAGTCTTCCAATCTGATTCTACAAATTCTATTCTTTTTCTTTTTTTACCCTTTAATGGTGGTCTAGTTCTTTTGGACACCATTTGCTTTTTCCCGATATACTTTCGATCACTCACTAAATTGGTGATTATGTATATAAAACCATATGCAGTTTCGGGCACAGTTAGTGTTGTAGTCCAATGACCTAAATCTTCCATTCAACTACTTAACTCTTCTTTTTCTTTTTTCTATTAATATTAGGACGTTTTTGAATTTTACCAAAAGTTGAATGAGGCATTCTATTATCATTTGGTGCATATGCTCTATCATCGCTAACACCTACAGCACCTCCAGTAGAGCCAATTTCTACTCCACTACTAGGTGAACCAAAGACACTTCCAGCACCCCCAGCAACCATAGATTCCATCAAATTATTGTATAATAAATCAAATTTATTCATTGAATTTATTTATCAAATATGTTATAATAATCTGATATGGAAATTTTGAAAAGATATATAGTAGAGATAAGTAAAGAGCTTGAAATTAATGAAATGAACTTAAAAGAAGCTTCTATGCGTGCTCCTGCTAGAAAGCATTTTTGGGCATCTAAATTAATAAATCATAAAATCGAACTAAATACATTAGTTAAGTCTAAAAATACTTTAGTTAAATCTTTAATGGCTAAAGCAGAAGCTGCAAGTCCAGTTGCTTTATCAAAAATTAATCTAGAAAAAACTGTAGAATCTACAGATGAAGTAAAGAAGATTAATGAAGCGATTAAAGAAACTGATTCTATTATAGAATATCTAGAAAAAGTAGAAAAGGTGTATTCCAGTTTAACTTATGATATTAAGAATATGATTCAGATGACTTCAATGGAACAATTATAATGATAAATCTTACTGTTGATTTTGATAAAAAGAAAAACAAAGCTATTCTTGCTGGAGATAAATTCGGTGAGATTAGAGAATATTTTTCTGTTCAAAATCCAGCAGCAAAGTTTAATAGATCTTTTTATACACAGAAAAGACTATACGCAATAGCTCCGAATGGAACTTTTGATATAGGAATAATAGGGGAGATAATTTCTTTTTTAGAAGAAAAGAATTATACATTTAATATGAAATACTCCAAAGAAGCATTAGAGGAGTTAAACCCTAAATTAGAAAAGACTTTAATTAAAAGATTATCAATTAATTTAAGAGATTATCAAGAAGATACAGTGAATCGGTGTTTATCTGTTGGTAGAGGAGTTTGTGTACTAGGCACAGGAGCAGGAAAAACTTTAACGATTGCTTCTTTAATAGATAATTTTTATTTATATTCTAAGAATACCAAAGCTTTTAAATGTTTAATTATTGTTCCTGATTTAGGATTAGTGAATCAAACATATACGGATTTTTTAGAATACAATGTTAGTTTTAGTGTTACTAGATGGACTGGAAAATTAGTTCCAGATCTTGATGCTAATGTAATTATTGCAAATGCTGATATCTTACTTAGTAGATTTCAAGACAATGATTGGATTAAAAATGTTGATTTATTAATTGTTGATGAAGCTCACGGTATTAAGAAAAATAATAAATCTTCCAAATTAATAGAAAAGATTAAAACCCCGAATAAATTTGGATTTACAGGGACACTGCCTGATGATAATTTAGATAAATGGAATGTTCTTGGTAAAATTGGTCCAGTTTTGATTAAAAAATCTTCACATGAATTAAGAGAAGAGAAATTTCTGACTAATGTGACTGTTAAGGTAATAAAATTAGAGTACATTAATAATAAACCAATAAAAGTAAAGGGAAGTTTAGACCCTACAGAGAATTATAGAAACGAATTACAGTTTTTATCTTATAATACTTTTAGGAATAAAATAATACAAACAACATGTAATAATTTTAAAAATAATGTTTTAATTTTATTAAACAATATTGATCATGGTCAACATTTGTATGATTTGTTATCTATTAATTTAAAATATAAACAAGTATTTTTTATTCGTGGTGAAGTCGAAGTAGAAGAAAGAGATAAAGTAAAACAAATAATGGAAAATAATAACAATGTTGTTTGTATTGCTATTAGTTCTATTTTTTCTACTGGTGTAAACATTAAAAATTTACATATGATTTTATTTGCAGCAGGAGGGAAAAGTTTTATACGAACAGTACAAAGCATTGGTAGAGGTCTTCGTTTAAATGAAAATAAAGATGAATTAGTAATTATTGATATCGCTGACAAATTAGAATATGGTATAGAACATTCAAATAAAAGAAAAGAGATATATAATAATGAAAAAATAATATATTCTGAATATTCAATTATAGAAACATAATTTAAATAAATAAAAATATCATGAAATTTGATGAATTAATAGAAAAATTATTAGAAGCAACAAAAAATATTTCTGATAAGTTTACACCTAAGCAATTAGCCGATCAATTTATAAGTGATGTATTAAAAAAGTATACTTATAAAATAAGTGGACACGGACATTTGCATTGTGGATGGACAACTAAAACATTTTATAACTGGGCACTAAAAAAAGGTATACCATCTAATGATCTTAAAGTTATATATTTTGTTTGGCCTGAAAAAGATGTTGTAACCCAATTAAAATCTAATGGGATTCTTGGAAAGCATTATAATGATGAAGGAGAATCGCATATTGCTCCAATATATAAAAATCAAATTTTAGATTTTACTATTGGACAATTTACTGGTAATGAAAACGAACATTATCGTATAGTACCGTTAGATATTGTACGTTCTAATAAAAGTTTATATAGTAAGTATGGATATGGCACAAACAAGTTTAAAGGCGAACATTATATAGTGGGAAAATATGAAGATGTAGTTAAAAAAGCAGAAATGCAAGAACCAGATAGTTTTTCGCCTCCTACTAAGAATTAATAATTATTATGTATTGATTTTTATTAATTATAATATATAATTATAATTGAATGGAAAATGTACCTATAAAAAAATCAAATAAAGAACAATTCTATGTAAATCCTTCTGAATTTAAAAAACAAATTGAAATTTATTATCAAACTGGAGATTGCACCGAATATCTTGGAGGTTGTTTAAATAAAATAGCAGAGGGTTTAGGATATAGCCCAAAGTTTATAAATTATTCATACAAGGAAGATATGATCGGTGATGCACTAATAAAAATGTTCAGTGCATTAAAACGAAAAAAGTTTGATGTTACAACGGACACATCACCGTTTGGTTACTTTACAACGATTGCATTTCATGCTTTTATCAATCGTATTAAGAAAGAAAAGAAGCATCATGATACTTTAACAGAATTTCGACAAAGAAAGTATGAAGAAATCCTTTCTTCCTCAGAAGGACATGTGTATGTTAAACCAATAATAGACTCCACGGTAGACCCAGATCCATATTATGATTGATTTTTTTGAAAACTAGTGTATGATAGGGGAATGTTTCGATCATCAAACGTAGCAATATTCTCTGATATACACATTGGAGTACACCAGAACTCAAAATACTGGCATGATATTTCTTGGGAATGGGCAAATTGGTTCATCCAAGATATCAAAAGCAAAGGTATACAAGATGTAATTTTTTGTGGGGATTACTTTCACACAAGAGATGAAGTTTCTGTAGATTCTTTGCATTTTGGTACTAAACTTTTGGAATTGTTTAAGGATTTTAATGTGATCATGATTGTTGGAAATCATGATTGCTTCCTTAAAGATTCTTCAGAAGTAAATTCTATTTCTCCTTATAAAAATTGGAGTAATATTACGGTGGTTGATACTCCACTTACGGTGGAGTATCAAAATAGAAAGATTAATTTTATTCCTTGGGGAGTAGAATTACATGATATTCCAGAAGCAGATTATACGTTTGGTCATTTTGAAATTAGTTTATTTCGAATGAACAGTTTTGCTTTGTGTGATGATGGTATTTCTGCTGGTGATATTTTAAATAAATCCAAAGTGATTGTATCTGGGCATTTTCATTTGAAAGATACAAAGACATATAACAACGGAAAAATTGTATATGTAGGAAATCCTTTTCAGATGGATTTCAATGATGCTGGTTCCCAAAAAGGCTATTACACAATGGAATTAGAAACTGGTGAAATGATTTTTACTGAGAATAAAATTTCCCCAAAACATCATAACGTAAATCTATCTTTTCTTATTTCGGAAAAGACTATTACGTCTAAAGTAAAAGAGTTATTTGA